TAAGAGAGAACCCGACAATAGCGGCAGCCAAAGTAGCACCATCCCACTGCTGTGCAAAACCCGCACTCAGTTGAATAGGCACTCCATATTTAAACGTCTGCCCTGCTTTCTCAAGCAGAGAAATTGTAAAAGGGGTCAGCCCGGTAACAGTTTCTACCGTACCAATAGGCTGATGGTATGCAAGATTTGCTGGCATTTTAATGAGTCCTTCTTGTTGAATTTAAATACGTTTATTCTAAATAGCTATATCAGGATCGTAAAATACCATTTTCTTATTTGCTCTAGCGTTGTTGAAATCTGATCCGATATCGGACTGGGACATAAAAGAATTAGCCGTAGCTGCCGCTTTCTGTCTCGCTCGTGACTGATCTGTGGTTGCAACAGCTCTCTCATGTGCCGCGCGCAAGGCACGATAATAAGTAGCTTTATCTATTTTCATCGCCACGACATCATTAAAGCAATAATGCCCACTAGCATCCAGTGAAGTCTGTATAGCAGCGCTACTAACTAAATCTTGTGCTGAGATATAAGTAAAACCTTTAGCGATCTTGTCGCCAAGATTCTGCGGATTTTTATTAACCCAACGCGCTTCATAATTGGAGTCTTTCAAATCAATTTTAAGTACATCAGCACTCATAAATGCCTTGGCTTCGATAGGGACACTAAGATCGTAAACATCATCCATCGTCATTTTAGAAAAATCCGTGATAGGAGTCTGGTCCTTTGTAAGCACTTGTGCTGACATAGAACTATCGTATTTCGACTCCCGAATTACTTTACGGGTTTGTTCTTCTACGAGTTTCGATACTGCAATTACTTGCTCTGGGGTTAGGGAAATATCTTCTACTGGAGTAGTCCCCTCTATATGAACTTTAGGTTTTACAAATGCGAATTTAGCAGGCTCTACAGGAATGGCTTTAGGTGCTAAATCATCCACACGCAAGTCCGAAGTCATTTCTTCCGCGTCAGATATCTGATCTAGAATATCAAGTTCTGGATTTTCATTAGACATAAGTCAACTCCCTCTTACTAGATGCCCAGTCCTTCTCACTAATACCCATTTTCTGAGCTACAAACTTTTCCTCGGCTGTTAGATCGTCAGATTTCTCAATAGTATCTTTACCAGAATGCGCTCCAGTACTACCACCTTCGAAAGTAGCAGAAGAAGTCTTAGCCTTGATCTTACCTTCCGCAATATCTTTCTGGGCATCAAAACATACAACTTTATAACAATTCTCAATAACATCAGCACGGCACTGAGAATCTACAGACTGAGCAGCGAGCATCGCATCTACTTTTGATTTAATCTCCCCGTGGTAGTATTCCTTATCCCCCAAAGTATCCTGCTTTGCCATGCGTGCAGCCAGCATCTTAACAGCTGTATTTGTACCGTGCATTTTACGATCTACAGCGCCAGTGGGATCAAGCATGAAATCTTCATCGGTGACTTCATTCTCTTCTCGCTGCTTCTTATTCCGCTCTGTCTGTTCTTTAGCGATCTTAGCAGCCCTATCAGCCTCGATAGCAGCAGCCATATCAAACAAAGGTTTAAATTTCTTCTCCTGCTCAGTACTAAACTCAGTAAGTTTAGACGTAAGCGAAGTCTCAATATCAGCCTTCAAAACCTCTGGCTTGAATTCAATATCCTTTAAGCTATCGGGCTTTTCAGAACTAACACTACCATCCGGTCTGCGGAACCATTCTGCGGGCATAAAACATCTCCTTATTTTCTATTATGCATTGTTTCGTACTGCTTAATTACTAGAGGGATTCCAATAAACTCGTCGATCATTTGAAGCTGTCCTTCTAGTTTACCTCGTTCGTAATCTGAACAAGTTTTTAAAGTATCTAAAAAATCGTCTTTAAATCTATCAGCCAGTGCTAGATGGTACTCCACCAGCAACTGGCCCGCCGCCGACTGGTATAGCTCCTTGATTATTACCTTCCCCTCCATCAGATTCTGAAGGGCTTGGTCCGAATCCAGATTGCGGCTGTTGCTGTTGGCGAGGAGGGCCTTGCTGTGTAGTAGGTTCATTACCGCGGCCTTTCTTAATAACTGGAGGTACTGGTATCAATCTAGCGTAATCTTCACGACCGAAGTTTTGAGCGATCGTTTTATACAACTGCTGCTTAGCTCTAAGTACGTCAGTGTAGTACTCTAGTAGATCGGGAGGAACCCCCTGCATACCCATTGCTTGAATCATCTGAGCATCTGCTTGGTATAAACCACTAAGAGTCTGAGAAAGCATAATATCATTCTGCTTCTCAAGCTCTTTATTCATACTAGCAGTAGAAGCCCTAACACTAAGTCCTAATTTACCGGACTTAATATTCTCGAATGCATCTCGCAAAGAGTCTGCATCATCTCCAAACTGTCTGAGCTTTTTACCAACTCCGAAATGAGCGTACATTTTTGCGAACTTAGAGCCAGCTCTAGAGTGTGCACTTCGCATATCAGACATGCGAAGCCCAGTCCTAGAGTTCTGTTGCTGGAGTACGGCGAATGTTCCTTGGCTAGAATAAATTCCACGTTTTGCATTAACAATTCCGCCTCCAGTTCCACCGATTGCGGGATCAATTCCGGTACGTTCTTTTACAAGAGACAGGCTTAATTGCTCTCCATCCAATGAATCAGCTTGAGGATTATTGAGTTCAAGCCGTTCGATTTCTCCGGGATCGGCAGGAACAAGAACACCGGGATAGAATTGCAAAATACTATGAAGTTTACTGTTCTTGTTAATTCTAAATGCTGTAGTATTTGAAAGAGTTTTCGCATTGATTCGCTGACGATGCATTTCGCCAATTTCGTCTTGAAGAGACTTGAGCATCTCTGCAAAACCATAGCCATAGTATTGGTCATCGTCGTAGGCAAGCTTCGCATCCTCAAAAATATCCATGTTGTCTGGATAGTAGTTATAGAATGCTTCGAGTCTAGTCCCACTTAGAGGATGATACAAAGCTACAAGTCTAAGATTCTGACCATTATGTTGATACTTATACCAGCACTCGTAAATATCATACTCGTCTGCCAAATAGCCAGAACCAGTATCCTGCAACCCTTGATGTCGCTCTATATAATTCTGAAGCACATCCGCTTGCGAACGATCGGGTTCAGCAATAATCGCATCAATATCTTCGTCTTTAAAGAACTTAAGTGCTTTTCTGTCCTCTAATTTCTTCCTAGAGACAGTCATTATGTGGCATTTAAAACTAGAATCTTCGAGTTTTTGGGTATTAATATCGGTCAAAAACTTATTAAGCGGGACATTCTCAGGACGAGGGCCGTCGAGTCTGATAATTTCTTTTGTCTCGTACTTGTAATCAGCTCCTTCGAGACCTGAAGTATTAATATACTGAGTCTCTACATTGTAGAGCCAAGGGAATTTAATAATTCCTGTACCATTTCTAATAGTAGAAGAGAACCACGCCTCTTCTACTCTGTAGAAATCTAACTCTGCTGGATCGAGAGCCATATTACCTAGGAATTTTTCTACTGCTTGGCGTTGGTCGTCCCCGGCACCGCTAGCAATATCTCCATAAATCTTAGCCGTCCAAAGAGGATCAGTCATGTACATAGCCATTACTCTGGATAGTAACTGGTCAGAGTTAGTGGCTATGACTTGAATCTCGATATTGGAAGCGCCAGGCCACGGAATATCCCGAGTCTCATTAAGCGGAAGCCCACGATAAAGCCGTGCATATTCCTTGAGCTTGTCCTCCCGAAATCTTCGAGTACGAGCATACCAATAATCAGCAGACTCCTCCACATAACGCCACATATCTTCTGTGGCGTCTTTTCCGAATTGGATCTTAACTGGACGAATCGCTGGCATTGGACTCTACTTTAATTTCTGGTTGGGATGCTATAGTTGTTATCGAATTTGGCTGAAGATGGTTTATTCCGAGAAGTGTTGAGCCAACTCCAGCAAAGAAATATCCAATATCTGAATTATACTTTACAGATATATACATAGAGGTGAAAAGTACGAGAATCCCCCAAAATGTATTTGGAAGATTCCCTATAGCTTTTATGATCGAAACCATTGTAGTAACCCCTTTTTTATTTTGGGGGCACAGCAGCCCCAGTAACGGGAGCGGCTACTACAACAGCGGCCGGAGTTACTGCTGGTGCGACGGTAGTAGGAGTGGGTGTGCTAGGAACAGTGGCCTGCGTAATGATAAACGCATTCGCAGCCTGCACAAGTCCGTTTACGAAGTTGGTGTACTGTGTACTTGTCACGGTGGAAGTATTAACCCCGAGCGAAGTAAGTACCGGACCCAAAGAGGTAGCGAGAGATGCAATAACTGAAGCAAGTTTAACCGCACCAGAACCAGAAGTCTGTCCAGCGAGTACAGCCATAGACTGAGCTTGTGCGATTTCGGTAAGTCCAGTGTTAATAAGAGTTGCGAGTCCGGGGGCGTAGATATTTTCAAAAGGGGTGGCAATAGTCTGAAGCTCCGCTACGACCGGCTCAGCCTTTTTAAAAATATTTGCAATATCTTCGCCAACTTTATCCAGTACAGTCATGAATGACATTTTAATATCTCCCTATTTATGTATAACAGCTTTGATAATTTCTCCAACTACAGTAGCTACTACACCGCCAAGAGTTGAAAAACCTACTATTTTAAGTTGTAGTTTCCAAACTTTATCAGAAACATCCTGCAGCCCATTTGTAATTCTATGTATATCCCTACGATTCTGAATATGCTTTTCACTAGAATCAAGCCTTAGTTGAGCGATCTTTTCCGTCAAAACTGCTTGTCCCACTGCAAGATCAACCAAACTAATATCTTCATCCATTCTAGTATCCTGATATTGAATTGCGTATTGTTCTTTTGTATTGATTGGCTCGGGTGAGAATTTCTCTTTCAATCTCGTCAGAATTTGTATCAAAATCCCATACCTGCGGCCCATAACCCAGAGTATCGAGTACGTCCACGAGTTTTCCGCTCGGATATGTTTCAAACTCTTCGTGAAATTCTTCCATCCCGACACTATTGAGCCAGAATTCGCCTCTTTGGAAAATAGGTCCAAGTCCGTCAATTCGCATTTTCTTAGCGTTTTTGGTCTTTGGAGTATTAAGTTCCTTGATGACGAGGTTTCCATAGCGTGAGTCTCGTTTCTTTTCTTCTTTGATTTTGTACTCTAGATGGTACTTTAGATATTTTTGAGCTGCAATTGTTTCCATGTAGATGCAATCTAATTTCCAGACTTCGACTGCAAGATATAGCATAGTATCAATAAACTCATCAGTACCACAAGACTTAGCCCAGACATCCAGTAAGTAAACACGACGAGGGTTTTCTGCAACTCCAGTAATAGTAATTGCATGTCTGCATCGTCCTTCGTTTCCTGAATGATTTGGGTCCACGATCATGTAACGTTTTAAATTACGCGGAGCGATATCAGGTTCAATATCACCTTCGTGGACTTTGTGGTGGATTACTACTTTATGTCTTGTACGTACTTGACCGCGTGTAGTCATCGGCGCGGTGTCGGTATAGGAGAAGTCTGGGTCTTTTACAAAACTATAGTAGCGCAGGTCTTTCTTGTCGAATTTAACTTCGGCCGGATTGATCGGTACATTTAAGTACTGGCAGGAGAAAAGATAGCTGCCAAGTCTTTTCTTATACCGCGCAAGCTTCTCAAGATTAAAAGCCTCGGGGAATATTGGCGTTCCAAAAGGATGAAGAGAGCAGCAACCACCAAGCGCGCTATGAGTAGTGAAATTAAAATACTGCTCATTAGAGCGAACGTAAGAATTAAGATCATTATAGGACCACCTGTTGCCGACAATAATCTCATCGTTATCACGTCCTCCATCGTCTATAGCGGCATCGAAAGCACCAACAAGCAATTGATGATATTCAATCGTCTTTTGCATCGTGCTTTCGGATTCGTAAGCTTCACGTCCTACCAAGTCGTCTTGTACTACAAGATCGTAGTGGCGAGATTGAAGTGCTCCACCTACGCCAATGAAGTCGAATGTACCTTCACCTTGAATCTTCCCTAGCTTAGTACGCATCTGGTGGAAAGATTCGTTATTCTGAGTACAGCTAGAATCTGGGAGAATTTCGGGATAGATGTAACGAAAAAGCGCATTCTCGTTGTAGTGTGATTGGAGGCGCACACCAAGTTTCATTGCGTTCTTGATAACTTCTGACACTAGCAAGATACGAATATCTTGATTATGTGCATAGCGCATCCACTGAATCCAGCGGTCGCCATAACCAAGGCCGCGCATGTAGCCTTCGTCTTCATCAGTAAAGGGTAGTGCGCGCCAGCTAGGAAATACTTCACTATATACTGTAGATTTGAAATGATCGCGTGGGATTTCAATTACTTCTTTAAGCCCATCTTTCTCCGCTACGCGACACATTTGATAGTGTAGATTCTGAGACTGAATAGGGTTCTTTTGGAATTTATGCTTACCAAGCAATACAGTAGCGTGATAAAACATCGAACCTTGAGAATTCAAACGATGAATAACACGCATCGTCTTCTCGTCAGTAGCTGTAGGAGGAATCATCTTCCAACTACGAGTTATCGTAGTAGGAATATACAACCCACCCGTTTCAGAATACGCATACTCATCAGCACGATCTAAGATATCTTTTAGGTCTTGCTGAGTG